GTATTCTCTTCTAAGATATGACAGTTGATAGACCATTTTGTTAATATTCTTTAACTTTATCTTGTGATTTTCAAACAATAGTCTGAGATTCTTATACATATCTGCCTTTTCCTGTAGTGAAAACATTACACCCCTTACTGGTATGTCACGTTCTCTACACAAGTCTACAAGTCCACCACCTAGACCTGTCTCGTCTATGAATACAGTTTCCAGTTTGAATTGCTGTACAAAGTCTCCTATTCTACCTGCTACATCCACCACATTTGACTGAGATTCAGAATATACTTCCTCAAGATATACTACATTGTCTTCATCTACACCTATTACTGTGAATACAGTTTCATCTCTACCTGTTCTAGCAACATCAACACCCATATAATATTTGACTCTGCCTTTTGGATGACCATCAGTAAGTGCTTCCATAATCAGTGAGTTTGGTATGAGTGCATCACCAATATCTAGGAATTCACCCTCTACCTCTTGTACATATTCCTCTTTGGTAAGTCTCTTAATTTCCTCAATAAATGTAGGGTCTTCTTGAATAAGTGGGTTCATCATGGATTTTACATGAAATTCTGTCCACATACCATCTGGATTATTAGGTTTACTGTTCATACATGCCTCATAGAAATAACCTGCCTTTGAGAAAGGTGTTGACGTAAGCCAAACCCTCGCTTGTGTAGCCATACCAGAAGGCAAGAAAGCTCTAAGAATATCTGTCTTAATGAAAGAACATTCGTCAGCAATGATTGCGTGTGGAGAATAACCTCTCAGTCCAACACCAGTTTCACCTGTTGCTCTTGTAATGATCTTGCTCATTCCTGTATTGTCTAGGAAATTAAGCCAAAGTTCACTTTGTGTGTTTCTTACAATATATCCCTTGAGAAATTCATTGTTGATTACCAAACTTCTAATCCTGTCGAACATAATGGTTGCCTGATTTTGAGTAGGTGCAGCAATGACTATTGTGCATTCATTCTTTACTGTTTTTAACATTAGAGGTGCAAAGAATGCAAAGTGTACAGCTTTGACAGCAGTTGACATGGTTTTACCCACCTGTCTTCCACTTCTATAAACTATGAATCTATCTTGACAGTCAACATATTTGACATTATAGTCAAATAATTTATGTCCTAGAAAAACTTCACTAAACAAACTAGGTTTTCTTGCACAATCGGCAATAGTCTGCATAAACTCTTGCCTTTCTTCAACTTCACTCTTTGTCGGTCTTGCCAATTCCTTTTGCCTTTATCTGTCTAAATATTGTATTAATATCACCCTCTTTAGAAAATTCTTTTCTTTCAGTAATTGTTATTTTATTATTTAATTCGTTAAGTGATTTTACTAAATTCATTAAGACATTAATTTCACTTCGTCCATTTTTATCTGGAACACCACCTTCAAATTTTGATTGTGTTGCTGTCATCAATACATTTTCAAATGTAATCTTTGTTACTATGTCCATCATTTCTTTCAAGTCTTCAGGATTTCTTGTGTCCAGTTCATTGATGAAAGATATGTAATCTTTTCTAATTGTACAAACTGCACCCTCTTCATATTTAGGACATTTACCATTTCCACCTGCATCAACACTTCTATATTTGCATTGGTCACATAGTGCTGGTATATCTGCTTCTCTAAAATGCTTAAGACTGTTGTGTGGAGATATGGTTTTTCTCTTATCCTCGCTGACTACAAACTTGTTATTAATACTCTTAATTTTAAAAACATCGTCTTTTTCATCCATTATATGACAGTTTTTTAAACTACTATTTATAGTTTTTTTAATCGAAAGTCGATCTTTCATCTGTGAAACATACACTGGCATAGTCACACATACCATCACAGAGGAAGCATTTGGTTCTCTCAGGCAATATTTTATTGGTTAATGAATCTTTTATTATGTTACATTTGTTTATCATGTCAACTAAAGTTTCCTCAATAGGTTTTAACTTGAATGATATTATTGCTGGTTTGTCTCTCTTGTCTTTTTCAATTTTATTGCTTATGTAAATAACACATCCAAATTCAGCATCAATGTCATAACATTTTTTCAACAATACACGATATCTGTTTATTTGATCCTTGTGTGAATCACTTGCCTTGCTTGTTGATTTTGAAAAGTAATCAATACTTCCTGTAGTTTTTTTGTCACATATTACCCATTTACCATCTATCTTCAATACATCATCAGCACTACCATAAATTATATCAAGATGTCTTGGATCATCAATAGGTATCTCCAATGCTTCTTCTCTAGTAAGTGACACATCCCTAACATAATCATATGCAAAAAACATTTCATGATATTTCTCATCCTTTGCAACTTGTGAATTGGAGTGAACAACCTGTCCAAAATATAATGATTTTGTACTCTCAGTATTCATTCCAGTATTTGGCATTGTTTTTTTATAAATTACATTTCTCATACATGGTTTGATAATATCACTGACATGTATAACTCCTAATCTTTCAGTATGCATGGCTTCCATCTGAGCTCTTCTAAACTGAAAATAAACCTCTTCATTAATATCATCAATCTTTAACATGATGATTTGTTGAAGTTGTTATATATAAGTCTATGCTCTGTTAGTGCATTCGCAGCCTTCTACTGAACACTGTTCACCTTCATGTTTTGAAGCACTGTGTTCGCAGACTTCACATGATCCACTTGGTACCATTACTATATCTGTCATTAGTATGAATCCTCTATTGTAAAATTAAATGTCTCACTTTGATCTGATATAGCACCAAGATTATTTAGAAATTCTACTTCTCCTTCCCAAACACCTGCATTTGCTATTGCTGTGTCAGCACTTGTTAACGCATATGATACCTGACCGTTTAATCTATCAGTAAATGAAGCAGTGCCATTTATGATTGATGTTCCATCAGGTTTCCATACCTTCCATTTAGCTGTGGCATATGTTGCTGTACTACTCATATTTTTTACTGCACCACTAGATGTTGTTACATTTAATACTAATGTAGATGTAGATCCACTCTTTACTTTAAATTCAATTAATCTACCTGTTAAATTCATTGACATAGTTATGATTTAACTACATTATATAAAAATATTACTCATCACTGCCTACAGTTTCTTCATTATCTGTAAGTCTAACTGTATTGGTAGTTATTCCAGTTCCTCCACTTTGGAATATAGTTACTACAAACAGCCATGCTTCTGCACCTCTTATATGCACTGCATGACTGACAGTCTTAACCATTGATCTTATTCTTGTATGTGTATTGATAATATTAACTGTTTCATTTTTTATCTTAATGAATCCTAAGAATCTATATTGAGATGATGAAATGTTAGAAACTTCATTAATCATCTTTACTATCAATCGTAATCTTTGTCTAAATGACTGTATGTTTACTGTACTTGTAACTGTACGATACATGTTTTTAGTTTTATGAATTGATGATTCAACATTAACACTGCTTGTGAATATCTTAAGCAATATTCTAGCTCTTTGTCTAAATGATTGTATGTTTATGTCATGGTCAACCACCCTTCTTATTGTTTGTTTGTTCCATAGTGATGATGGTATGGATACTATAGATACTATGCTTCGTATCAATACTGATTCAGTAATATCAGTAGATGTAATATTAATTCCATGACTTACTAGTTTCAATATCTCTCTAACTCTTTGTCTGAATGATTGAATGTTTACGTCACTGTTAACCATTTTAAGTAATGTCATTTCAGTTAAGTAACTTCTTACAACATTAACGTTAGAATTAAATATTCTTCTAATTGTTTCAAGAGTATTAAAATTATGATTAACATATACGTCTGTTGACAAATATCTGTTCAATGACAATGTTCGTAGATAGTTTCTTGTAATGAATATATTGCTACTAATTACCTTCAATATCTCTTTTGCATATTCTCTAAATGACTGTATGTTTTCATCTTCATTTATCATTCTAAGTATGGATTGTTTTGTAAAGTAATCTCTTGTAATATTGATGTTTGTGTTACTCCACCTAACCAATCCATGAATTACAAATACTTCTACCTGACCATTCTGAAATACGTTGTTTTGGAATATTGTCTGGAATACCTTGTCACCTATTGGACTTCCAATAACATTAACAATATCATTAACATGTTTAATTATTGTTCTTATTCTTTTTCTAAATGAATCTACATGAACATCCTCATCAAGTGATCTTATAAGTGATCTAAGACTAACATAATCTCTAACTATGTTTATGTCAGTTGATATTATTCTTTTTAATATTCTTAATGAAATTGTTTCTGAATCAATATTAACTGTTCCATTAAGTATACGTAGTTTGTCTAATGCAGCGTTTGCAGATGAGTTTATATTAATATCTGTATTGAATATTTTTTTAATTGATCTTAACCAAGTTTCTCCATGATTTATGTTAATTGTTTCATCAACAAATTTTATTATGCTTCTTAGTTTTTCTCTAAATGACTGTACGTTTACATCGTGGTCAACTATTCTTACTAATGAACGAAGTAATGAATAAGCACTATTAATATTAATATCAGTATCATGTATCTTTAACCTGCCCCTCAATGAGTAGTTGTCTTTTGTCACATTGACATCATGTGAAACAACTTTCAAAAATCCTATGAATGTAAATGCTTCTTTTATTACATGTGTGTCAAATATACTATTTTGATATACATTGGATTGATAAACAGAATCAGGAACTGTTGGAGATGTTACTTTCATTATTCTGTTTACAACTCTTCGTAATACTGACATATGTGGTGTAGTTTCTTCTATGTGATTTGCAGTTGTGCTTCGTCTTATTATACGATTTGGTTGGAATATTGTACCTTGAAATACATTTCCCTGATATACATTCTTCTCAAAACTCATATCAGTATTGAATATATACTGAAAAATATTGCTTTGGAA